ACGCATTATGCGTATGCGGGGATCATCGAGATGCCGGATTAACTTCCGGCCAGTTGGCCTTGAGGAGGTCAGCCTCCTTTCGAGCTAGAGTAGCACTTTGGGGGTTCGCCCCCTCTGTGCTAGTTTTGTTTTGTAATTAAATTTATTCTTTTATGCAGGTATCGACCGTGTTAAACCAGCGGTCATCGACCTGAGAAGGTCATTAAATATATCTACCAATCTTTTGTGATAGAGACGTAAAATAAACCTATAAAAATAAATTGCGTCCAATGTATTGTTATTTTGTCGGTCTGTAGCCGGCACTATATGTTGTATGTTAATCACAGGCTTTTTACTGATCAAATGGAAGCCTAATATGTCCATTAGAACTAATCCGTAATTAACGGTAATATGAGTATTATGACTGCTCGTCTAACAGTCATAGCTCCGCCTGAGAGTGCAACGTAATGCAATCAGGCTTGAGTCGGGACGAATTATCCCGACCACATTTGAGGAACGCCTTCGGGTAGGGCCTCAACCCCAGACGAGACTCAGTAGCAAGCGTAATGTGAGTTGTGCTTAGGTATAGCCTCATTCATGAATTTGGATTTTGAGCGCCTTTGTGCAACAGCATTGCTAACTTGTGGATTGAGGGTGGCCATTGTGTCCATGGAATAACACCCAATGATGTCCTTGATTAAATTTCATTCGTGAGACTAAAGATGCTGTGTCGACTGTCGAAGATTTATTCTTTGCAGGACACCTGCACGGAATAATCTTTGACTCGTCGTTCAATAACCATGAAGATGAGTCGAGGATTTGCTAACCGTGCCCAACAAACCCAAAAGTTGAAATTGTCCAAGCAGGATTCAACTGCCTCCAAGGGGGTAAATTACTGTAAGAAGTGTGAGCGTAGACGCCTTGAAAAGCAGAAGCGCAAACTCAACCCTGTGTGGGATGTACCACCAATGTGCCTTATTTATATGTGGCTCTTGATTTGTGGTACATTTTACCAATCCAATGCTGTTGATTGGTTTCTTTTGTGGGTTAGGTTCTTTTCTAAGATCCTATTCTTCACGGGAGTGACTATTGACAGTTTTGTCCTTGTCCGTACTTGGTATAGACGAGCAACCAGGCCGGTTTTGGAGCCTCAAATGGGTTATCTTCAGATGGATCCATATTTGAAGGAAGCAATTCAGGTTTGGTGTTTGTTTGAAAGTCTTCGAGACTCAAAAACTAAGCGAGGAATGATAGCGGCGATTACTCAATATTTGCAAGCGCATGTTAAGGAGTCATTGCCGTTATATATTTATCGTCAGTTGATGAGAATCGATTACATCACAGACTGGTCTAGTGATGACGGACAAGCCCGAGTCGAAGAAATGCTTGAAGAAGCATTTGGAGCTGAATCATTAAGAGAAGCACAAGAGAAACTTGTTGTTCTTGACACTCAGGATGGTTCTATTGAACAGGCTGTTCCGTGGCATCAAGCTATGGACGCAGCTTTTTCTAACTGGAAAGAGTTCCGAAATTCGACTATTGCTAAGAAATTCACTCACTTGATTAATGTTATTGTATCTTCAGGTATGTGTGCTACAGCAGATCTAACCTTTAAAATGGGTAATGTTGCGCTGTTTTCACCAATCGTATCTAAGAAACAACTAGCAGCAGGTGATGTTTTTGAGGCATTTTATGAAGCTGTTTCCGGCTTCATGAAGGGCGGTTGGCGAGTTTTTCAAACTGGAGATGTTTCGGCATTCTTCATGGAAGATGACAAGGTCTCGGAATTTGATCGTATGTATAACGAAATTCGGTCATGGCATGGATATGCTTTGGCTGGAAATCTGCGTGAATACACAGATATCGATGACAATGAATATGAAGCTCGCCTAAAGAAAGCAATTGAGTTCGGAGATAATCTCTTGAAGTTCATTAAGAGGAGTCAAACTTTTGAAAGGAAGTATGTCTCTGATCGTATGGATAGGTTGAGAGATAATGAAACCGAATTTACTCAATTGCGTACTAGGGGTGGTTTACGAATCGCTCCGTTTGCTGTCTGTTTGTTTGGACAATCTGGATGTGGAAAGTCCAGTTTAACGAATTTGACAGTAAATGCCGGACTCGTCTATAATGATTTAAGTGCTGAGAAAGACCGCATTGCAACATGGGCAGACAATGATAAGTTTGCCTCATCTGTACGGTCACATATCAACGCTATCATTTTTGACGACTTTGCCAACACCAAAGAAGATTTTATGGATTTCTCACCAGCATATCGTTTAATTCAGGTTATTAACAATATTAAGTACTTGGCACCAATGGCTGATGTATTCCTGAAAGGGAAAGTGTCACTCAATCCATACTTTTGTATTGTTTCTACTAATGTTGAACATTTGAATGCTGCGAAATATTCCAATGAGCCTGAATCCGTTCTTCGACGTATGTATCACGTTAAAGTGGAGCCCAAACCTCAGTTTTGTGAGAAAGGAATTTTAAGCAAAAAGAAGATTGAGGCTGCATTTGGTCATACCGCATGTCCTGATGCTTGGTATTTGACCATTCGTGCATACACTGCTCAGAATAAGAGACACGTCGACCTAGCCGCTATGGAACCTATTACTTTTGAAGGTAAAAAGATGGTTAGGGTCTCTGTTCGAGAGTATTTGAGGTGGGTGCAAGTTGAATCCAAACAACATTTTACCGAGGAAGGTCAATATTTGGCTAACCAGGAAGCAATTCCCACTAAATGTGAGGAGTGCTCTATGTTGTATTGTGATTGCGCATCGGTGTTGGAACAAAACCTTTGTAGAAACGAGAATGTCACTTATTTGCCTAAAGCTGATGAACGATGTAATGTCAATTACTGCGTGCGTTGTGAAGCTCATCATAAGGGAGAGACTCCTGTACTTGAACCTCATGCAGGTGAATGGGAGTATTATTCAGGCAAAACTCGTGGATTCTTCCATCGACGTGCGGAAGATTTACAAAGGCATTATGAGCGAGCAATGACTTCTTCAATTCTTACCACAAATTCAGTTTGTATGTGGTGGGAGAGACTTGACTTCATGCCTGAAAGTTGGATTTGTCATCCTAAGGTATTAAAGTTTGGTCTTTTATTTTGGAGAAAGGATATTAAACGTTCGCTCATTTCTGGAAATAGCTTCTTCATATTTACCATGATTGCATTTGTGTGGTCATTGCCACAATTTTCACTTGTGTGGTTATTGTTGACTACGTTTTTGTGCTATTGGTATACATGTGCAACTATTCAAGTTTACAAGAACATGGTTCGTAATAGAATCTTGGAATTGAAGGATGTTGTTCGCACTTATACTCAACAGTGGCAATTTAAGTATGCTATTATTGGGTTAGGAGCTATAGGAATTATTCTTGCGACTATGAGATCGAGATACACACAACTCGAGACTCAAACTGGTTTAAATCCTGAAAATATTGGTGAAGTTGATGAACGCAACGACCGAGTTAATCCTTGGTTAGTTGTCGAATCCGTCCCTTTACCTATGTCTGAACCTTCAAAGACTACAACCTCTGATAATTTGGCTTCTTCTATGAAGACCAATTTGTTAGGTGTTGTTTCTGATAAGAATAAGACTACTTTAGGATTTTATATAACATCCAATTTTATGCTTGTCCCTACTCACTTTCTTCGTGAACATGGAGATCGTGATATTAGCATTAGGTGTTATAAAACCGAACCAGGAAAGGTAGGAAGTTATTTTAAAGACAAAATCTCAAAGGCTTTTCGTGTGGATATACCTTTGACTGATTTTTCACTTTGTTTTGTAACAAGTGGAGGGTCAATGAAGGATTTCCGCAAGTTTTTACCTGAGGGAAATGTTTTGAAGAGAACTCCTGCTAAATTGGTTACTCGCGAGATTATGGACTCATCAATACAAGCTATTCCAATGTTATTTCGAGGTAGCAGTCGAGTTGCGCATACCCAGACTATTTTTATGGGAAGTTATTATGACTTACCTATTGAAACACAGGCTGGAATGTGTATGTCTCCTGTTATTAGTGATGCAAAGGGATCAATGATTTTAGGCTTTCATTTAGGTGGTAAAGGTAAATTAGGTGGTTGTGGAACACTCACAATTGACCAAATTAACCATGCCATTGGTGAATTGTCTACTGTTGATGGTGTAGTTTTGTCTGCATCTTGTGGAGATTTAATTCCTAATATGGGTAACTTCCCTACGGAAACGTTTGGAAAGTCAATCTTTGAAGGAACTGAAATTCACTTTAAGAGTGCGACGCGCTATTTGACAGAAGGAGCATGTATAGATGTATATGGAAAAACAAGTGGAAAAGCTACCCCGCACAGCAATGTATCACCAACAATGATGTCAGATGCCGTTGAGAAAGCGTTTGGTGTACCTCAGAAATGGGGTGCTCCTAAGATGAAGGGTAAGGGAAGATATCCTTATCAAGCTACACTTGTTCACGCTGCTGTCCCAAGTTTACCGGTTGGAAGTGTTTTGGCAAAATCTGTTAGATCTATGAAGGAACTAACTTCTGGACTTAAACAGAAAATACCAGAACTTTTCAGTGCAAAACCATTGTCGAGAGTTGCCACAGTTTGTGGGTTAATAGGCGTCAAATTTATTGATGCCATGAATTTCTCATCTTCTCCTGGTTTTCCACTTTCGGGTTCCAAGCATCCACTTTTGATTGATTTGGATCCTGAGAACCATCCCGAAGTCGGTAAACCCCGCACTTTTGTTCCCGAGGTGTGGGCTGAATTCGAAAAGATTGTTGCCATTTTGCGTGAGGGCAAAAGATGTTACATGATTTGGAAGTCATGCTTGAAGGATGAGCCTACAAAGTTGACCAAAGACAAAGTTAGAGTATTTCAAAGTGCTCCACTTGTTTTGCAACTTTTGATTAGGATGTATTTCCTTCCACTCGTTCGAATTATTCAAATGAATCCAATCCTTTATGAATGCGCCGTGGGTGTGAATGCTGAAGGACTGGAATGGGAAGAACTCTGGGAAGCCGCCATGAGCAAAGGCAAGGACAGAGTATTAGCTGGTGATTACAGTAAGTACGATGTTCGAATGCCTGCTCAAGTCACAATTGCTGCTTTTGATATTCTTATTGATATCGCAGAAAAGTGTGACAGTTACACTGAAGAAGACATCCATTTGATGAAAATGGTTGTGCATGAAATCGTGTATCCGGTAATGGCTTATAATGGTGATCTCATTCAACTGTTTGGAACTAATCCTTCGGGACAGAACCTTACAGTTATTATTAACTCCTTGGTTAATTCACTGTTGTTGAGAAGTTGCTTTTATACCATTTATCCTACAAATGACTTTAAGGAAAATTGCGCTTTCTTGACATACGGAGATGATGTCATTGGAACTGTGTCAGAATCATGCAGCAAATTTACTCACATTACATATGCTGAGTGGTTGGCTGATCATGATATGAAGTTCACCATGCCAGATAAGGAGTCCACACCAACTCACTACATGACGGAAAGTGATGTGGATTTCTTGAAACGTAAGTGTGTTTTTAATGAAGATTTGGGACAGAAAGTGGGTCTTCTTTCAGAAGAATCCATTTTTAAACGTCTTCATTCACACTTGCTTTCGAAAGAACTTACCCTTGCCATGCATAGTGCTCAGAACATTGAAAGTTCACTGCATGATTGGTTTTACTATGGTCGTGATATTTTTGAAGATCGTAGGGGTAAGCTCCGTCAAGTTGCACAGGATTGCGAAATCGAGCACCTGTGCCCTGCTCTAGAAGTTTCTTATGACAAGCGTGTCAATCACTGGAGACATAAATATCTCGGTGAGGAACTAGAGGAGGATGAAGAAATCGTAGGCTTGGAGTAGGTGCCTTAAACCTACTCGCCCAGTTTTGAGTCTGGGTTCTACGGAAAAGCAAAACTTCATGTGTATATATGGATACCAGTCCTTTCGCAATTTTGTGTATTTTTGTGTGTTGGGATTAGGCTTTGTACATATTGACATCCTGCCTGCGGGGTACTTCTATTTAGAAGAGAGACTCGTCTACTCAATGTAAATTACACCACTCTGTGCACTGAGCAATGCATGGAGATTGTAAATACCGCTTACTAAAAATGTAAATAATATGTATAAAACGGGTACTGAGTACCCAACAATTTTTGAAGTTTTGTCTGACCTCAGGAAATATAAGATCAACCCAAATCGTTTTGATAAGTTATGGCACAAACATCGCTGGGAATTAGGTAAAACTGTTTCGTCTTTTGACGGAGTAGACATACCTCCCAAGCAATTAAATGCCACTACTATGAAGATTATAGATGAAGTTCTTGAAATTCTTGAGTGTCAAAGTGGGGATGCAACAACCGCAGATAATACAATTTTTAAAGTTGGCGATGAAGCCACATATGAGAACGTGCAATTTTCTGATCAGCACGATCCATATATGTATTCTGTGGATGCTGTAATGGACCCTACGCGTTCTTTACAGGACGCAAATGATGCCTCACTAGCAAATTTCTTTTCGCGACCGATTAAAATCGCAGAAGAAGAATGGTCTACCAGTGCTAATCTCAATTTTGACATAGATCCCTGGAGTCTGTATTTTGATAATCCAAGAGTTTCGAATCGTCTTACGAATTTTAGTTTGATGAAAGCGAATTTGAAAGTCAAAGTTGTTATAAATGGCAATGGTTTCCAATATGGTCGAATGCTAGTGAGCTACCTTCCTTTTGATGTTTATGATAATTTGTCTACGAATGCTGCATTGGTAAGATCCGATCTAGTGCAAGCTTCGCAACAACCACACATTTTTCTAAACCCTACAACTTCTACGGGAGGAGAAATGAAATTACCTATGTTCAATTATCAAAACTACTTTGAGATTATAGAATCTCAATGGAGTGAGATGGGACGTTTGTATTTCAGAACTCTTAACCCGCTGAATCATGCTAATGGCGCCACAGATGTGGTAACCATAACAGTATTTGCTTGGGCAGAAGATGTGTCAATGAGTGTCTTGACATCAGTTGATCAGGATACTTTGTCTCCTCAATCTGGTGAAATTGAAGAGGCGAATAAGGAAGGTATGATTAGTGGCCCAGCCACTAGTGTAGCCAAGTTTGCCGCATACTTGAAAGGAGTTCCATATATAGCTCCTTTTGCTACAGCAACTGAAATAGGTGCTGGAGCAGTTGCAACAATGGCAAAAATATTTGGTTATTGTCGACCACCAATCACCAAAGCCCCGGAACCGTATCGACCTACACCTGTAAGTTCACTTGCTTTGACCAATGTGCCAGATAATGCACAGAAGTTGACTGTAGATGAAAAACAGGAATTGTCTATCGATCCTAGAATTGCCGGGGTGGGACCTGCTGATCCATTGAATATCCGAGAAATTGCAAAGAGAGAATCTTATCTCACTACTTTTAACTGGAATATTGGAACAGCACCAGATACGTTATTGTGGAATGCAAGATTAGACCCGTGTACTTGGGCCGAAGATTCTGGACCGCCAGTATCGTACCATTTTCCAGCGTGTTGTATGGCAGCTTTGCCATTTTCACATTGGAAAGGTTCGATGAAATTTCGGTTTCAGATTGTATGTTCTAGTTTCCACAAAGGACGTCTCAAAATCGTTTATGATCCCAATTTTATTGCGAACAATACGTATTTAGGTTTCTCTGAGTATAATACCAACTATTTGAAGGTTGTAGATATTGCTGAAGAGCAAGATTTCACCATTGAAATAGGTAATGGACAGGAGAGAAATTTCCTTAATCACGCACTGCCAGGACAAGATGGAGTTACCACAATGTATAGTACAACGAGGTATACTTCAAAAGGAACTGGTAATGGCGTTATTGGGGTTCTAGTCGTGAATGAACTTACTACACCAAATAGTACTGTGACTAACGATATAGAAATTAACGTATTTGTCTCTATGGGAGACGATTTTGAAGTTGCGGCTCCAGATGATTATTTTAAACACTTTGTTTTGAAACCACAGAGTGGAGAAATATTGGAACCGCAATCTGGGGTTTTGGTCCCAGAAAGCCAGAACACCGATGAGCCAGATGCTCCTCAGCAACAAAGTTCAACCATTATTGGTTTACCACCAGCTGAGAGCCCTGAGCTTAACAAAGTTTTCTTTGGAGAAGCGATAACCTCTTATCGAACTATGTTGAAACGATATGAGCTGTGGAATACTATTCCAAAACTTGCCACTGTTCCAACAGTTGTTTCATCGAGGTTTGCACCTTTTCCTTATTTGAGAGGAGCCGTTGCTGGAGCTGTTGATACAGCAGATTCCGGTGGGACTCCATTCTCTTATAATTACGTGAACACTTTGTTAATTCATTGGGTTCGATCTGCTTTTTCTGGACATAGAGGCTCAATACGATATAAGTTAGTACCGAGAGGTTGCGCACATCGCGCTGATCGTGTTGAAGTGCAACGTGCACCATGGTTTCCTACTGCTCCAGAATATAGGTCGCAACGAGCGACCATGCCAGTGTACGGAGATCAGTCTATAGCTAGACATGATATTGTATCTCGCTGGGTTGCCGCTACAGGTAACAGCGTACCATTAGATACAAATCCACTTCCATCATATAGAGGTCTGGCTTTGGCTTCTAACCATGTAAATGGTGTGTTGGAGTTCGAAATGCCTTACTATTCGTCATATCGTTTCACGCCGGGAAAGATCGAAGACGCCTCAGATTCTTCCTTTTGGGAAGCAGCTTGGGATTGTCGAATATTTTTCCAAGATAGTGGAGCAAATACGAATACTTCCACATATGATGTGTACACTGCCGTAGGAGAGGATTTCCAGACATATTTCTTTTCTGGATTACCTCGTATGTACTACGAAGCAGATCCGCCAGCGCCTTAAGGCGTGGCTTGCGGGGACAGACACCCCGTTACAGAAAATGTAGCTTTTATGAGTGAGCTAGCAGGAAAAATCACTCTACCAATCTGTGGCCGATTGGGGGAAACTGTACTTTTTGTTTCCTGGACTGCGCCGTATTTAATTTTGTGAACCAAAGTTTTTCCCGGTAGTCAGTCCGGTTTTATTTGGTCACAATTTTAATTAGCGTAGCCTGAACCAGTTTGGTAACAAACTGGGTTGCAGCATAGTGTACTATTTTTTGCGACTATGCTGCCGCTTAGGCCATCAATGCGAA